ATGCGGTTACGGTCGCAGCCGCAGTTGCTAGAGGACTTCGTGACAGCGAGTATCTCAACTATCGGCACGCTTTTAATTCTTGTCTTTCGTCTGGGTTTTTCAGCCTCGGAATTGTTTCTGTTTGGATTTATAGCAATCCCGATAGCAATCATTACAACGCTTGGTATTGGATTGGTATTGCGGCATTACTAGGTATGCTGGGCAAAGAGCAGGATAAATTCTTGCGTCTTATTGTCAGCGGAATACTTAAAGGCTTTCGCATTGTCATCGAGGACACAGAAAAGAAACAATGACCGCAACCAGCCTTGACCTTTCTCAAATCCGTACCGATGCACTTTCTTCCGCAGCCACCTTCCGCAGTCTGATCGGACTTGGTTCCGGCGATACGCCAACCTTCAAAGGCGCTACTCTCTCTACCGGCACGATCACAGCTAGTACGCCAGCGGTTGATATATCACAGACTTGGAATAATGCGGGGGTGACGTTTACCGCTTCTAAAGTAAATGTTACGGATACCGCAAGTAATGCAGCAAGTTTACTTGCGGACTGGCAAGTTGATGGGATAAGCCGATTTAGCTTTAGCAAAAATAATTCATTATTGGTTGGGACCACAAGCTCTTTTGCTCAAGTTCATTTTAAGCCAGTATCTGGAGCGGCTTATCTTGCGATTCAAGCAGGAAGTGGAACTTTCGCTGGAATATATCTTGGAGACAGTTCAGGAGATTTTTCGCATAGAATTTTGCGGCAAGGAAATGACCAAGACTTTCGTGTAATAGGCGCAATGAGTTTTTACACTGGCTTACCATCCACAGAGAGATTTTCTATATCAGGAACTGGACTTGCAGTTTTTACAGGAGGGCTTGAACAACGCAATCTTGCCAATGCCCAGACCTTCCGCATCTACAACACCACCGATTCTGGTATTGCTAACTATGAACGTGGCAAACTCGAATGGTCGTCCAATGTGCTGAAGATCGGCACTGAGAAAGCCGGGACAGGTTCAGCCAGGGCACTGGAGTTCCAGACTGATGGGACGACAAGGCTGACGATTGGGACGACTGGCAACACAACTCTCGCCAATGGCTATCTGTATTTTGAAGATGCAAACGGATATATAACGAGAACTTCTGCCACTAACACCATGACCTTTGCTCCAAGTAATGCCAGCGGTGCAATGCAATTGTCTAGTGGTTTAATGGCATTATATGGGACATTGCGATTTGGTGTAGATTCCGGTGCAACCACTAATTACACAATTTCTGGAAGCAATAGAGGCGGAAATAATCTAACTGCAATAAGCCTTACAATATCTGGCGGAAATGGCACGTTTGCTGGTACTGGAAATGCAGGTGGTAATGTTTTAATATCCGGCGGTGCAGCTATCGCTGGAAATAATAATGGAGGTTTCGTATACCTTGACGGCGGTCTAAATAATGGTTCAGGCAGTACTGGCGATGTCGTCATTGGAAATACAAGAGGCAATCTTCAGCTAGCTGACGCAAGGAACGTGATTGTCGGCACCACCACCGGCACCAAGATCGGTACGGCTACTACACAAAAGCTAGGATTCTATAACGCTACGCCAGTCGTTCAGCCAACAGCAGTAGCAGACGCCACCGATGCGGCTTCTGTAATAACACAGTTAAACGCATTACTCAGTCGTATGCGTGATTTAGGTTTGATTGCAACGTAAGGAAATAAAACATGATTGACTTATCGCAACTATCACAGCAGCAACTTTGGGGAGTTGAGTACGCAACCTTGCAAGCTAACAAACCAATTCAAGCTGAGAACGAACAGATCGAACAAAGCAATGCCAACTTGCCGGAAGGTGAAGAAGCTAAGCCACTCAAAGATTTGTTCACATCACAAAGCTATGTTGAATCAGTCATTCGGTCAGCTTGTGACAGTTATTACAAGCAATTGTTGGACTACAAAAAGCAGAATGCTTTAGCCATGTTTGATGCACTTTCACCGGAAGAACAAGCTGCCTTGGTGGCACAACTTGGGATTCCGGACGTACTACCTAGTTGATTGGAGCGATGATGAAGTTAGAACTGACCAAAGAAGAACAACAACAATTGATGGCTTGTCTGGACCTTGCCGTGAAGAACGGTGGACTGCAAGCAGCAAGTTTGTTATTGCCGCTAGCCGCTAAGATCCAAGCATTGAAGGACGAAGATGGCGACACAGACGCTGGAGTTTAGTGCCGGAACCGGCTTGACGATCAGTTGCAAACTGTTTGCTGTCGGCAGTGATACTGTTGTGGCTACCGCTACGGCTACGGAAAAAACGAACGATAAGAATCGTTACTCCGTGGCTTATACCGACATCCCAGCCGGTGCGTATCGGCTAAATGGCTTTGTGTCTAGCACCGGTGGTTTTGCCAACGAAGTGTACGACCTGACGCTGAGTACGGCTACGTTTCAGCCACGATCGGAAAGTGCGGTCAACACCGGCTCAATTGCTGACGCTGTTTGGGATGAAGCATACTCTGGTCATACGACTGCTGGCACGTTTGGCAAATTGTTGGATACGCTGCGGAAAGCCAATTACACGATTGACGGTGAGGTAGTGGCCGGTGGCACATTATCTACTACCACTTTCCGCACAAATGTCGTAGCTACAACAAGTGCTTATGCACATTCCGTGTTGCTGTTTGTCAGTGGTCCGCTGGCCGGTGAGAATAGCCCAATCTTGAGCTACACCAGCACGAACGGAGTAATTGTGCTGGAGGAGGCTTTGACTGCGATCCCCTCCCCTGGGGATGAGTTTATCATTGCCGCCTCGCAGCATGTTCATGCGATCCAAGACATTGCAGATGCTATTGAACTAACCGTATTGCCGCTCCAAGCCACTGTGGTGGATCGAGTGGCCGGGACGACAATCAATCTGTTTACTGGCGAGACTGCATCGGTAACGGTGGCCGTGACTGACGAGGATGGCGTTGCCGTTGACTTAACAAACTTGACGCTGGAACTAATCATCGAGCTTCGGCCGTCAACTGATGTCGTAGTCGTGGCAGATGGCAGCATCACGCACAGCAATGGAAGCTTTGCCTTTGCTGTTCCGGCAGCAGTCACCAATGCGGCCAGAGCGTGCAAGTGGGCATTGCGGAAAACCAATGACGATAGCGTATTGGTTCAGGGCGATTTGTTTGTCACTTATGCTCCGACGGCAGACTGATGAAACTCTGTAGGTGCGGTCAAATTGTTAAAGATCGGTGCCTTAAGTGTTCACCGATTCCGCAACATAAAAAGACTACTGCTGAACGAGGTTATGACAGCCGGTGGAAAAGACTCAGCGAGTCGATTCGCAAAAACAACCCGCTTTGCCATGATTGCTTAGAAAACGACATGGTGACACCGGCAACTGAAGTACATCACATAATAAAGATAGCGGACGCACCGCAACTTAAATATGAGCGAACAAACCTTGTGCAATTGTGCACCGCCTGTCACGAACGACGCCACAATGTTTAAATCACAAATTGGTCAAGATGCTTGGGTAGTCAACGCTTTGCGTGGCAAGCGGAATGGCTTTTTTGTAGATATTGGTGCGTATGATGGCGTGGCACTTAGCAACAGCTATGCACTAGAAAAGCAATACGATTGGACTGGTATCTGTGTCGAGGCTAACAGCGATGCCTTTCAAAAGCTAGCCGAAAACCGATTGTGTTTGACATATCCGTATGCGTGCTGGTCGCACTCCAATGTATTAATCAACTTCAATCGTCATGATGATGCCATGCTTTCCGGCATTGTGTCACATTCGGCTACTTCGGTGCTAGAGACTAAGAGCCTGACAGACATTTGCGACATGGCTTATGCACCAACCGAAATTGACTATATCTCGATCGATGTTGAAGGTGCCGAGGATGAAATCCTAAGCACGTTTGATATGGAAAAATACAAAGTCAACTGCTGGACTGTAGAGCATAACTATCGGCGTGAATCTGTTGACTGGCTATTTAACTTCTTCAATGATCGAGGCTACTTAGTTCGATTTTGGAAGCATGACGTTTTTGCGATCAAAGATACCTGGAGCGAAACATGGTAGGTACAGCAGGACGCAGTGGAGGTGACAGATTCACAGAATCTGTTGACCCCACAAGACTCGACGGTGGACCGGTCAAGCCGGAATTACCGGAAGCACTCAGTCGTATTTGGGATGCGTTACTTCCGCAATTACATCAGCCATCACTGCGGAATGTTGACGTTCACGAAATCAAGATACTTGTGGAGCTATTGCACCTCAAGGCTCAGCTATGGGAAATCGTATCCGTTGACCCTACGGATTCCAAGCTGAACAGGCAGTACATCAACGTGGTTGACCGGATTCATAAATTGTCCGCCGTGTTTGGCCTTAATCCCAGCGACCGACGCAGACTTAAGCAGGATGTGGTCGAAGTGCAAGACGCAGCAGATGAGTGGCTACAGTCATGATTACTGATAACTTCCACTCAACATTTTATGGCTACATTGATGATGTTCTCGAAGGACGCATCCTAGCCTGCGAACTGGTCAAGGCTGCATGCAAGCGGCACATGGATGACTTGGCTAAGCAGTCTACCTCTGAGTTCCCATATCATTTTGATGAAGCTGTAGCGGCCAAAGCTGTACGCTTTTACCCAATGATTATTCGGCACTCGATTGGCCGGTATGCTGGCATGCCATTTGAACTTGAGCCGTGGCAAGTATTTTGCACTGGTTCGATATTTGGCTGGCTCTGTGATTCTGATCGTACTCGCCGTTTTCGCCGCACATATCGCAGCGTAGCCCGCAAGAATGGCAAGTCTAGCTGGGCTGCTGGTGAGTCGATTTACATGGCTGGATTTGACATTAACCCACTACGAGGCAAACCAGAGCCTGTTGCCCAGGTGGTATTGTCTGCCACAAAGCGAGATCAGGTTGACCGTGTAGTCTTTGCGGAAATTGAACGCATGCTGCGGAAATCAGCAACACTCGAAAAGCGTGCTAGGTCTGTCCGGCGTGAGGTCAGGTTCCGAGAGAATGACGGTCTAATTATGACCACCGGCTCGGATAAGCCGTATGACGGATTGAACCCACACTGCGTTGTCATGGACGAATTGCACGCATGGCGGGAACACCATCGGCAATTTTATGACACCATGGTGACCGGATCAGGCTTTCGTGACCAACCGTTAATCTCAATGATTACGACCGCAGGCGACGATAAATCGTACCTATGGAATGAGGTTTACGAATATGCCTCGAAAATTACCAAGGGCGTAGTCAGCGACGAACGGTTTTTTGCCTATGTCGCTGAGCTCGATGAGCATGACGATGCCCTCGACGAGCGTAACTGGATCAAGGCCAATCCTAATCTTGGCGTATCGGTTTCGATGGACTATCTGCGGCAGCAGGCGACTGAGGCCAAGGCCAGCAGTGTCGCACTGAACCGGTTCAATAGGTATCACGCCAATCGCAAGGTTACCAGCATTGAGCAAGCTTTCCTAATGCACGAATGGGATTCCTGCCGAGGCGAATATGCAGACTGGTCGACCGCTGATGTTGTCACTGCCGCAGTAGACTTAGGTGGCCGTGATGACTTGGCCGCTTACGCCTTATGTGCTCGCTTTCCACTGCCGGACAAAGACGGCATGCCTGTTTGGCGATACGAAATCAAGGTCCGAGCCTATATTGCTGCGGATACGAATCGTGACCTGCGAGCCGAGCCATTTAATTCATGGGTGTACAACGACCTAATCCGCAAACGGCAGTTTGTGATTCCGGAACTGCGGGATTCATTGCTCGAAGATTGCCGTACTTATGGCGTTAGCACTGTAGCCTATGACCCATATAACGCTCAGCAACTCGGTGATGAGTTAGCACAAGAGGGATTGACTGCGGCTCGCATGGCTCAGAATTGTGCCAACTTCAATGAACCAATCCATGACATTATGCTTTGCATTAAAGAAAAGCGATTACTGCATGACGGAAATCCGCTTTTGCGTTGGTGTGCAAATAATGCGAAAATCATACGGAACAGGCAAGACCTGTGGATGTACGATAAGCGGGATTCAAACGATAAAATTGACCCGATAGTTGCAGCAACAATGGCATTTAGGTTAGCAACGCTCGCAGCCCCTAAAGCTAGTGGCAGTCTATTTTTAATCTAGGATTCATGGCATGGCAGCAAGTGGTGGCATCAATTCACTAGTTAAATGGCTGAGATCGGCACTGGCTGGTACACAGAGCGAGCGTGTTACTGCTGATCGAGCCCTGACTTATCCGCCGGTATGGCATTGCGTCAGTAAGATTACTGGTGCGTTTATGATTATGCCACTCAACGTGCATCGTGTGGTGGGTCGTGAAAAGACGATCCAAGATCGCCACCCATCATACAAGCTTATGCGTTGGCGACCAAACTCAATGCAGACGCCTGCCCAGTGGAAGCGGCAGATGATGTGTCATGCTTTGCTGTGGGGTAATGCTCGCTCATGTATCCGGCGTGAAAATGGCGTGCCGGTCGAACTAATCCCACTGATGCCGGATCGAACAACGACCGAATTGTACGAAGGCGAAAAGCTGACCATGACGGTTATTGATCGGGATAGCCGTCTGAGCCTATACGAAGATATGGGCAAGAACCCAGAAAAAACATTGATCTTTCGTGACAATGAAGTCTGGCACGTTCCTGGCTTAGGCTTCGACGGTATCGAGGGCAAAAGTCTAATCGAGGTGGCCTCGCAATCTTGGGGTATTGGCTTGGACCTGCAACAGCACATCGCTAACCAACAGAAAAAGGGTTATGCCGGTGGGTTAATGCTCGAAGCTCCGATGGGTGCGTTCCGGAACGAAGGCGATGCTAAAGAGTTCCTAAAATCTTTTCGTGACTCCCATGAGGGGTCGGATAATGCCGGAAAAATCGGCATGCTGCGTGAAGGCATCAAGGCCAACATTCTTGCCATGAACAATGCTGATGCTCAGTTCATCGAGCAACGTAGATTCCAGCGTGAAGATGCTGCTTTGCTGTTTCTGCTCGAGGGCATCTTGGGCGATTCGTCCAACGCATCGTTTGCTAGCCTTGAACAACGCAATCTTGCATACCGGCAGAATTGCTTGGCTCCATGGACGACTGCATGGGAAGAAGAATCGGAATTAAAGCTGCTGACGGAAAGTGAACGCAATCGAGGCTATTACTTTAAGTTTAATGATGGCGCATTGCTCAGGACTGAGAAGTCGGTCACTATGGCATTTGGCTCGCAGGGTATTGCTGCCCGTGTTTTGTCGCCTAATGAAGTGCGTGAATTATTCGACCTGAATCCTTACGAAGGCGGCGATGAATACGAGAATCCAGCCATCACGCCGGGATCAGCAGCAGACTCACCTGACCAGCCTGATCCTGAGGACAATTCGCCAGACATGGCGGAACCCACCAACCGAGCCATGGAATTGATGATTCGCAATTTGCTCAGTGTCGAGGCTAAACGCATAAACGACTTTGCTAAAAATTCCGCAAACTTCATTGAGAAATCTGAGGCATGGCTTCGCAATTGGGAGCGAAAGCTTGCAGATGACATTGAAACTTTAGGTGGCGACCGCAAGATTGCCACGGAACATTGTATAGAAACGAGAAATAGAATTTTGGCTGCGTGTGAATGTCAGCCAGAAGAATTGCAGGCAAGGATTGCCCAAGCGACTGCGTCTTGGACCAACCGGGTTTATCATTTAATTGAGGAAATACAAAAATGCTTAAAGTAAACGCATCGCTTGGTGAAATCTATATTTACGACACCATTGGCAAAGATTGGTTTGGTGGTGGCATTGACTCCAAGCAAGTTATTGACGCACTTAACGAACTTGGCGGAAAGCGAGCCCTAGTCCGCATCAATAGCCCCGGTGGTGTAGCCGACGAAGGCATCGCCATCTACAACGCACTCAAACGCTACCATGGTGGTGTTGATACAGTAGTAGACGCCCTAGCGGCATCTGCTGCCTCTGTGATCGCTTTGGCTGGGGAATCAAGGCTAACTGCCCCAGGTGCCCGCTGGATGATCCATCGGGCCATGACTGTCAGCGTTGGCAATGCGGAAGATATGCGGAAGGCGGCTGAAGTTTTGCAAGCTTATGACGATTCGCTTGTAGAAATCTACAGCCAATACATGACGGAAGGACAAGACATTTTGGCCCTGATGACCGAGGAAACTTGGTTCACTACCGAATCGGCTATTGAAGCTGGATTGTCCAACGGAACCGTGGCTAACGTAGAGATGCCTGCGGCCATGAACGCTGCGTGGTTCAAGCATACTCCTGAAGATTTGGTAGCAGCACCAATGGCAATGTTTAAGCCTAAAATTCAGTCTGCCTCGTTTATGCAAAAATTTTACTCAAGGTAGTTGTTATAAGAATTAGCATGTGCTAATTTATAAGGACTAGCAAAAAACAAGTAGCAACTAGTTAGCGGCGAAAGTTTGACGGCTGGAAATGTGTTTACATTTTCTGTCT